TTTACTACTTCATTTTCTACTTTGGCTGTGCCGTAATTATCGTTTAATATAGCGGTTGCTGAGCCAACTCCGTATTTGGTGTTAAAATCCTCTGTAAGGCTTTGGTTTTCCATTAGCCATGCTTTCGCGGCGGCTACATCTTCAACTATTTCTACCATATTAATTTACCTTAAAATCTGGAACCACATTATTAAGTCTTTCTACGGCTGAGGTTCTGGTTGCCGCTGAAACGTATAATTGTTGCATTTGTATAAAAATCGCACTTGCCATAACGTGCTTCATTTCAGGCGTTGGCTCTGCACCCATATCAGTACGCTTTTCATGATACATTTTTAGATAGCGATTTTGGAAGGAACGCCTCATAATTGACATTGTATAAGCGTGTGCCTGCTCAACTTTTTGTTGGCCTTCGATAGTAGTATAAGAGGCAATTTTGGGCTTAGGATAAAGGTCTTCTAATTGACCTAGAAATTGATTAGCAGATGAGGTTGAATCAGTTAAATCGAATGTTGCATTAGCACTGGCGTTAAGCTTCGTTAATCCATAATCAAGAAGTTGTTTCACTTCAGGTTTAGATAACTTCACACCTGTACTATCAGTCATTCCTCTGAGCTTATCATACAGTTCAAAGTGATTTTTGACTCCCTCAATTATGGTGTAGGCTTCAACCATTTCAGCAGGGTCTAGTTCCCTTCGTTCGTCAAAGTTTGTTTGATAACGCTCTTCTTCAGAAACATAGAAATCTGTCATACTTTTGACTAACTTGCCTGCCCTTAGGTCGCCACCAACTCCAAGCTTAACGAGTTCTTTTAAGTTACTTTCAAATGCTAATTTATCTTCAGGTTTTAACCCATTATTAAAATATGAAATGATGGCTACGTTAGCCCCTGTAGTCGCCACAGATAATTTATTATCAAGAACTGCTTTCTTTCGTATCCCAGCTACCCGTTCCTTCTCAGAAAGAGTGCTAGATATCTTATCTCTTGCCGTAAAAATCTTTGCTCTTGCATATGCAGTTGAGCCTAGGAAGCCTGTGCCGACTTTTACTTTTCCTAACAGGTCAAGGATTTCGAGGTTTTCCTCTTCGATTGCTGTCATAATAACGCTATCAACTAGGGTTTGATTGAGCTTGTCTTTTTTTAACCCATCATTTTCCCATTCCTTTGATGCAGTTTCTAACCAAAGCTTTAACTTGTTGTGACCTACTTCGTAATCTTCTTGAGTAGTTGCACCATCATAGACGGCTGAGACGTAAGCATTTATCTCGTCAGACTTACCTTGATACATCTGAGCTGAAGCGTACGCTCTGTGCTTTTCTAGCCATGAAGTTCTGAGTGCCTCATTTGCTTTTAAAACGCTCTCACCAAAGTATTGAGATACTTCTTCTGGAACATATGCATCTAAAGGATTTTTCTGTTTAAAGTCTTCATAATACTTCTCAACAAATGCTTCAATTTTAGCTGGGTCACCACTGTGATAAAGCTTCTTTGCTTCTAGGTGTCTGTCTAAGTCAGCGGCATATCTAGCCGCCATTACATTCAGATTACCTACACGATAACCTTTACGTAAAAAGGGGCTATCACTCTCAGCAATAACTCCATCTTTTACAGCCTCACCAATATTTTTTCGAGTATCATTATATAGTTGAAGTCCTCGTGAGAACTCGTCTTTAGCCATTCTTTGTTCTTGGGCTTTTAATACCGGAGAAGCTTTAGCACTAAAACTTTTTAATGTATCAGAAAGGCTAGATAAAGGGTTACGCTTAGCTACACCTTGTTGATAAATATCTACTGGTGCGGCTGTTGCTGATACTGTTGGAATTTGCCCATCGAAGGGGTTTCCCATTGCTGTTCTTTTAGCCATCTATTATTCCTTCGGTTCTAAAGCGGCATAGCGAGCCTTTGTATCGTAGTAGTCCACTCCAAACCCCATGATAGGGTCGGCAATTTTAAAGATACCTTCTGCAAAACCGATAGGTTGCTGGCTGTTAATTCTGTTGATTGCTTCACTCTGAAACCCTAAGTTCTCAACAGCCGCTTGATCTGCCATAGCATCGAGTTTTTGATCGATACGATTAGCCATCATTCCTTCTGACCTTTCAAAATCGTTCAATAATCTATCAATATCTCGGCCTTGAACTCCTCCACCTGCGGCGGCACTAATGGCTGTTCCTTGAGCTTTCATAGCCCTAAGATCATTATCCATTTTTGCTTGTGATGCCTGTACCTGTTCTTGACCAAGCCGTTGGTTATTTAGGCGTGTCTTTAGGTGATAAGCATCTAGAGAAGACTGTGCATTCTGTGATGCGGCTTTATTCGTTGAGGCAATGCCAGCAACTGTTGATAGTGTACCTACAGCGGCTGATACTCCTTGGATCGTTAAGGCAGTCGTCGAGGCCGCAGATGCAGACATCCCTAGAGTTGTTAATGTAACTGGGTCACACATAGTTATATCCTTAAAAATTCGTAAAATGGGAGCTTAGCTACTCCAAAGTTTTCGTGACGCTGAATAAACTTGAAGCCCATAAATTTAAGCCATTTGATGTGAAGTTCATTTCTTGCATCGACCACGTTATGTAATAGTGGAAACTCTTTCTGGACGAGTTCAATATAAACTCTACTTCTTCGAAGAAACTTGATTTGATATTCAAGGAGTTCTTCAGTTGCCATCATCCAAATGATGCCAGCGTTGTCGTAGGTGGGAGATTTTACTACACCCCATAAGCCAACTCTAACACCTTTTCGTGGGGTTAAAGTAAATGTGAAGTGTCCAGCCTTTAGTCCTTCAATTAGGACTTCTTTCGGCTCCATGCCAGAAGCCGCTTTGCACTCCTCCACATCAGCTTTCCTAAGGCGAGGGGCAAGAAAATCAATATCTTCCATAGTAGTTTCAACAAGGTAATTATCTTCATCCATTAATCCTCCTACTTCTCATATGCATATTGCCTTCCCACTCGGCTGAGAGGAATTGGCAGGGCAAATGAGATGTGCTTTCTATGCTGACCTTCAATCGATCAGCTTTGGACATTACTGGGAATTTAAACTCTCCAGATGTCAGTGTTGTTGTTCCAAGGACATTATCACCACCACCTATAATTCTACCTGTGAATGGATAGTTTTGGGTGGCCTTTGAGGTAACGTCTACTTTTACATTAAAGTCACCGCTATCTTCATATCTAAGTAGCCAATGTTTAATCTGAAGTCGTCCTCCAGTTATAGCTACTCTGCCTCCTTGAGCAGTTTGCTCCTTTAGGTAAGGCTCTGAAAATTGATATGTCATGGTATATTTTTCACCCACATAGAATGTTGTGGATGAGTGATTTCCTAATACCTTAAATACGGTTGTCGAAACTGTATCTGTGATAGGTAAATTAGTTCCCTGAGCAGTTCCACGAGTTACAATGTAGGGACTCGAAATAGCCAAGGGGAGGGTGATTGAGGTCTTGTTTGAGGCACTGTCATAACTTCTAGTGCAGTTGGCCTCAGTGAGTCTAAAATCAAGCCTAGTGACGTATGTCTGGTCTGTATCAAACCTACCAGCGTCAAACTGGATTTTCATTAATACTGTAGAGCCAGCTTTGTTCCCAAGGACGTATAGGGAGCTTTCAATGAACTCAGCATTTAGAATAGTAAATCCATTAAATGTGTACTTGAACCAAGCTGATTGTCTCTTCTCTCTACCAGCGAAGTGATACTTGTAGACATACATAGCATTAGTCTCAGTTGTCGTTAGCACAACCAGAGCATTCTCTGCTGTTGTAGCTGACATCTGGTAAACTCCGTCAGGAATGTACTTCGCTACGTGTGAAGATATATCTATAGCCTCACTTCTGTCAGTATCATCAATTACATAGTACTCTCGAACACTTGTAAAACCACCACGTTTTGCAGGGAAATATACTAGTGAGCCAGCCGCCGCAGGTTCTGCGGTAGTGCTTGCTTCGTATGTAGTTGTTTGGGTTATTGAGGTATTCTTAGGTGTGAGAAAATCACCGCCTTTTAGAATGAATTGAGTTTGATCTGAGAAGAGTAATAGCTTCCTATCGAATGCAATAGCATGGGCTAGTTTACTAACCTTCGTATGAGATGCCGCTACGTCTATTGGGTCATTATCTAGTAATGTTCTTGCGGTAGTAATAAAGAAATCAAAGTATTCTGAGGATCTAGACATCACAACGTTTTCACCAGCTAGAACACCAAACCTATTTTGAAAGAAGAACACATCTGAAATCTTTTCCCCGATAAATGTTGGGTTAGGATTAGAGAGTAAATCACCACAGGCTCTATCTCCCCACTCAGCTTCTTCAAATGTAAAAGAACCATTCGCTTGCCTGATGAGAAGATGAGGCATCGTGGCTTCATCTATTTCATAAGTTATGGCTGACTTTACCGTTTCAATCCATGTACCTTTACCAATGGCAGACTGACCAGAATTATCACTAACGAACTTGACGTAATATGAGTCAAAGTCATTTGTGGAATTTCCAGCTACTTCTGCGATGTAACCGTGTGGAGCATATTTAGGTAGGTCAGTGAATTGCTGTACGGTTCCTACTGTGGGCTTTAACCCTTCATCTCCAAGACTGTCATATGTTGCTAGATCAAAGGATGCATTACCAGTTTTAGTTATGATTACTGTTGAACCATTAGCAACTGCTGTAATGCCCGACACACCATTAATTGCAGTGGCTAGTGTACTAGCAATATAGGTTGTTCTAGTCTGGACTTGATCGGTTCCTGATGTAGTTATATCTGCGGCCTGTACACCATCAACATGCACTGTGTACCGCTGATTATAATCACCCTGTTTCACAGAGATTAAACCAGTAAAAGGATATACAGTTGAGGTTGCAGTCTTCATTGCCGTTGTGATGCCTGTGTTAACTATAAAAGTGTAATCAGCCACAGTAACAGCACGAAAAGCTGTAGATGCACTTGAGGTTGCGAGATAGCCTGTGCCATCTGGGTAAGTTACTGTTTTAGCGTTACCTGCTAAATCATAAATACTTATTTGATTAGAGTTATTAATGAACATGAAATAGCGTTCAACCACATCTCTATTTATCAGGTGAATAAATGAACCTGTGGTCGCTGAGTTACTTAGTATTGATACATGCTCTAGGGGAGGTCGCTTCTGAAGCCCTTCTACCAAAGAGGGAAATGCATTTGTTTGAGTTTCCGCTTGAGATGAAATTCTGAGTGATGGCGATTGTTGGCTAATACCCTGCACCAAGTTTGGTATCGCTGAGGAAATCATGCTCATGTAGAATACCGCATGTAATTTCCACGATTTAGAACCCTAGCTACTGAGTAGTTTTGGTTCATGTTGTAATCAGCAGTTTCACCTTCGTATTGGCGTAGATCTACTAAAGCCTTCTGTTCATCCCTCATTATCATTTGATGAATAGCTGATGAGTTTAAGAGCCTGTCTGCATATATTCTTGAAGCTCTAGTTGTTATGTATTTTTTAGCTACATCTGGGAGTTTGGCGAAGTCATAAAAGTATACTATCCGTGCTTCTAGTTTATCAGTAAATACAAATGTCTTATCTGTAAGATTATATAGTTTGTCATCTCTTGCGACGATGTCATTGCTAGAATTTGAAATATCAATTCTGGCTGTATCTGTCGGCACATAAATAAATGTATCAATCGCTGGGCTTAACTCTACTCGTGTATCAGTATTGAAATGCCATCCCATTGATTGAACTTCACGGGATACTTCAAGAAGGACTTGCGAAGCTATTGCAACGTCTACCACTTGGTTTCCCGATAGAGTGGAGACAGGACTTTCTCCGATGGTCGTCAGCAAAATATTGACTGCTTCGAGTTCAGTCATGGTGCTAGGTTTAGTCATGTTTAAGCCCTCTGAAAATTAAAAAAAAGGCCACCCCCGTTAAGGGATGACCTATAAAAGCTATGAAGCTTTGATTTCTACTGCACACTCAGGACGCAATATGCCGTGACCCATAAGGTACTTGGCGGCGATAAGTGTACCTTGGTACATTATATTATAATCATTAGAAGTTTGCTCAACGGCCAGATCCATTAGCTTAACTGTACCGATAGCTTCTCTATGGAAGACAAGACCAGTAGTCGTGCTAAAGTTCCCAGCGTACGTATTATTTTCGCCAGTTACAGCGGAAACGTTTGTTGAAGGTAGGTTGTTGGTTTTCACA